CTCTCTATCTAAAAGAGAGCAAAAATAACGGGTTGACAAACCCGTGAATGTTTTGTTTCCAACCTACATATAAAACAAAGGTGGCTTATGAAGTCTAAGTTTTTTGCCGCAAGCGCTATCCTGGCGCTTCCCCTGCTCACGTCTTGCGCGCAGCCCGGAGCGGATTTGCAGGCCAATGTGTATCAGGCGGGGCAGGTCAATCAGGTTCAGGCAGCCAAGGAAATCACGATTCTGACGGTTATGCCGGCGCAGGTTGAGGTGGATAATACGCAAAACCAGAAAACCGCTGAAGTTGTCGGCGGTGTGCTGGGCGCGGTCGGCGGCGGTCTGCTTGGCGGCGGTCTGACCCATAATACCGGCGCCGGGGTTGATTCCGCCGTGCTGGGCGGCGTTGCGGGCGCGGCGGCTGGCTCCATGGTCAATTCCAAGGCTCTCGTGGCCGGCGTGACGATCGGCTATAATGAACAGGGCCAGATTTTGACATCCACTCAGGTGGGCCAGCTTTGCCAATTTAAGGCCGGTCCCGCCCTCGTGGTTTCGACTCAACAGAACGAAACCCGCGTACAGCCCAATGCGGTTTGCCCGCCCCCGGCAAAAAGCTAACTCCACCTAAAACTTGGCTCATGGTGTAAAATGAAAGCAATCATTGCAAGCGTTGTGTTTACCTCTCTTTGCCTTCCTGCCTTGGCGCAGGAGACGCAATCACAGTTAGATTCCGGCCTTGCCGCCATGGGCCAGGCGCAGGCTCAAGACCAGGCGCAGGCGCAAGCGCAGGAACAAGCGCAGGAAGAGGCAGAGCAAAGAGCTGAAGCCCACCAGGAGGCGATTGCGGCGGCTGAACAGCGCAAACGAGACGCCGCCAATGCCGCAGCTCAGGCTGAAGCTGAAGCCGACAAAAAGCGAGATCAGAATTTTCAGGATCAGGAGAGGCAGATTTTGCTTGAGGAGCAGCAAATCCAAATCCAGAAAGATCAGACTGACGCAAACCGCGAAAATGACCAGATTAACGCCAATCTGGCGGCGCAGCAGGCGCAAACCAATGTGACCCAATCTCAGGCGAATTCCACCAATATCACGGCTCAGGCCAATGCCACCGCCACTGTTGATGTGGCCAAGGGCGCTCAGGATTTGATGACTGACACGGGCAAGGCCAAGATGAAAAAAGCCAGCGGATTTTTGGGAATGGGCGGTGGAAATTGACCGCCCAACTTTTCATTGATCTTGAAATTATTGGAAATGCAATATTGCTCGGAATAAACGGCGCATTGCTTTTCAAACAGCAAACAAGCATCCACAGATTGGATAGTTTGATTTATCAGGTAAATCTTAAATCCAAATTATTGGATGCAAAAATTTAGGTGAATATGAATCTAGGGCCTTACAAAGGCCCTTTTTTCATGCTTGGCGCAATAATTCCGGCCTATGCGCTTTTCACCGCAAAACCTGAAATCTGGTTTTTTTGGATCACCAATCGGCCAGCAACAGCCTGTTGATTTATCGTATTCCGGGATCACGTTGATTAAATTTTTATCCGGTACAGAAGGCGGTTTGACCAGAAAAACAGGTTCAATAGGTTTTTGTGCAATCGGTTTTGATGCAATCGGTTGTTTGATAGTTTTTATCTTTTCAGGTTCTTTTTTTTCTGTCTTGACGAAAATCGGGGATACTCTGGCGGCCAGACCTAGACGTTTTGCCTTTTTGTAAATTGCATTTGTCGGCGTTGGCATCTTTTTTTCAGCCATGATTTTTGCAATTTGCGCGCCCGTGAATTCTTGATTCCAAAGCTGCTTCAACAATGCAATTTTTTCTTCGCTCCACAATTCATTTGTCATTTTTCAAAACCCTGCCGCATTGCTTGCATGTTTCACCAAATTCCAAAAAAACACATTCCGGGCATAGGTCCAGATTTGTCGAAAATGGCCTGAATTCAGCCGCAGCACGATTTATAGAAGCAGTGTTTGGTTTTGGATTATATCGGCGCCGGTTTTTCATGTTTGTATTGCCCTGATTATCACTGAGGTTTTCTGTTCTGCTCTCGCCTTAACCTGTATGTGGTGAATTTCACTTGTGAGGTGTTCAGGATCGTCGCCGGCAATGATGCCAAGCCCGTATGGGTGTCGGTGGCTGCGCGGTTGCATCACGTCCAGGAGCCATTTTAAAGAGGCTGTAAGGTTGTCGTGATCCGGCTCCTGAATTCCGTACCGGAAAACCTTCACACGGGCTTTAGGGATCGGCTGCGGCGGTCCTTGGCCTATGGCCTGAGCTACCTCCTGGCTGAGAGCATGGATCAATTGGGATTGCTTTGCCCAATGGAGCGTTTTTTTCCGATTTGGCAGCATCAATGGCTTTTTGAGCGTGAAGCTGTAATCCCCGATATGCGGCGGTTCTGGCGCGGTATGCTGCGCCTGGCGACGTTGATAGTCCCGGAGCCAGCTCTCATCAAACCCCTTCACCGGCCTTTTCCCTGCGCTTTTCGATCCGCTTCCCGGTTGCCGATTTAGAAAGGTCTATTGCCGATATAGACCAGCCTTTTTCCTTGGAAATTTCTTCAGCCAAAATCCAAAACCGTGATGGAATACCTCGTTTTTTCCAATGGCTTATACAAATCCTGGAAACGTTAAATAGCTTTGCGGCATCTCCAGGTTCAAATCTTTCAAGAAAAGATTTATGGTCCATTTTGGATGTTTCCATTTTTTGGCGGATTTACATTTTATCAAGAAAATTTGGAAATGTCCATTTTGGATTGCGCTATCGTAAAAAAAAGAATATCGTTGCTTCCCTCAAACAACTGAGAGTCTAAAGCAAGCATTTGTCATAATGCGTTGAAAGGTCTCCATATGTTGGAAAATATAGACGACGAAATATCTGATTCCGATAAGAAACAGATAGAAGAAATACAATCAAAAATGGAAATGGCTTTAGACAATGCAATTGACGATCTTGAGCTGGAAGGCGTGTGCATCATGTGCCTCTACCAAGCGGAAGTCGGATTGAGGATGGCGCATATATCCAACATCCACAAAAAATTTCTGGTGGAAGCGATGAAAGTTTGGATCAGCAAGCAGGAATCTCTGGATGAACGAGATAGCATCAATTGATTCTGAAAAGCCTGTATCTCTGCTGAACATCATAGCGGAAGCGGCGAGAAATCCAGATACCAATATCGCCAATCTCCAAGCGCTTTTGCAGATGCAGCGTGAGGTTATGGCTGACCAGGCAAAGATTGCCTTTGCCCGCGCCGAATGGCGGTTGCGCAAAGACCTTCCTCAAATTCCAAAAAACGGGACCATTGATCTTGGATCAAAGGGGAAAATCAAATTCGCCCGTTGGGAAGATATGGCTGAAGTCATCCAACCGCTCATGGATCGTGAGGGATTCACGCTGTCGTTTGATACCGAGGAACGCGCCCGAGACGGCGGTGGAAGTATCGTCATTGGCACGCTGACGCATATAGACGGGCACCACAAGACGGCGCGGTTTAGCCTGCCTCTCGATAGCGGACCAGGCCGTAACAGCCTCCAGGCGGCAGGATCAACGCTCTCGTACGGCAAGCGCTACGTGACTGAGCTGCTTCTGAACATCGTGAGACGTGGGGAAGATGACGATGCTCATGCAGCCGGCATCCGATACATCACGGAAGCCCAGAAGAACGAGCTGGTTAACCTGATACGGGAAACAAAAGCAGATACGGTGGCTTATTTGCGGGCCATGGGCGTGAACAGTCTAGATGAAATTGAGCAGAAAAATGCGGCTGCGGCGTTGAACGCACTTCTTGCCAAAAAGGCGAAAATGGGAGCTAAAAAAAATGAAGGAAATTCAAGTTGAACAAGGCAGTAATGAGTGGATTGCCGCCCGTCTTGGCCTGCCAACAGCCTCAAATTTTGAAAAAATCATCACGCCAGGCGGCAAGCTATCCACATCATCCAGGAAATACGCTTGTTTTCTGGCTGCTGAAAAAATCCTGAACCGCCAGCTTGAATCCCTGGATCATCTCGAATGGGTCCAGCATGGGAAAATGCACGAGGAAGCCGCAGCTCAAAATTACGAATTTGTCCAAGACGTTAAAATCAGAAAATGCGGGTTTATAACTACAGATGATGGCCGTGTTGGCGCCAGTCCAGACCGCCTGATAATCGGTGCAAAAGGCGGCGTAGAAATTAAATGCCCAGCACCATGGACTCAAATCGGCTATATCGTGGATGGTTTTGGCGATGCCTATAAATGCCAAGTCCAAGGCCAAATGTGGGTATCCGAATTGGATTTTGTTGACCGATATGCTTGGCATCCCGAACTGCCGCCAGCACTCCAGCGCACAGAACGAGATGAACCGTTTATCAAACTTATGTCTGAGGCCATCACAAAATTTTGCGATGATCTTGATGAAATCATACGAAAAGCCAGATCATCTGGCTTTTTCGAGGAACAAGAAAAAATATTAACGGCAGTAGATCAATCGTATTCACAAAGCTAATAAAATCGGCAGTTGTTTAACCTGTGGGGTCTCTCCCTCCTGTCACGCCTGCGTCCGGCGTCCGATCCGACTTCCGACACTCACATTTTCCAGCCTTTCGGGGCGTGGTGAGGCCGTTTTACCCCTCGGCAGGGATGGCGGGGTTAGGTGGACTCAAGGGTAAAGTCGTGCTGGCGCGTTCCTGAGAAGTCTAGCCACGCTTCCTGAATAGCATTCGATCCTGGGAACAGATCGACAAATTCGTCTCCCGCCTGGATATTAAGCATGTCGAAAACCCAACGCGCAAAAGCCCTCGGCTTCGCGCCGGTCAGCCCTCGCTTAAGTGTGATGTTCTCGGCAATCCAGTCCCGCGTCGTGTCCTGCTCTCGTGTGCGGCGGCGACCGCCGCGCCAGATGACCGGCTCCCAGGCATAAGCAACGCCAACGTTCGGCTTGAACACCGCGAACGGCTTAACCCATGCACTCACCCGACAATCTTCCGGGCACATCGGCAAGATCGTGCGCAGGCTCGGCGTGCTTAGGCTCATAGCCCAGCCGTCAGGATATTCATCGACCAGCCGCGCAACCAGTGTGCGGTGCGTCTCTGGATCGTCCCACGCCAAAGCCTCCGGGTGCCTGTCTGCATATAGCTTACCACAGCCTAGATACGGAGGATCGGCATACGCGAATTTCACTGGCGGCCTTTCGGGGGTTAGGTGGATTCGGTAAATTCAACGTGTGGCTGGGCGAGCAGCATCACAGGCGGCTGCCTGCCAAGAACCCACAATTCGACGCTGCCTCCTGCATTCAAAATCTCAAGCTCTTGCGGCGTCGGCTCCCAGCGGGAGACTGAGCAGCCGTCAAAGGTTTTGATGTGCAGATCGCGCACCTCATCCTCTTGACCGCGCGGAGCAACCATAATGCGGTCAGCGCCAGTAATGCGAAGCGGGACCATGCTACCAGCACTCCCGCAAGGTGTGGGCCATCGCACCCAGACCGCACTTCTGGCAGAATCGCTCGCCGCCGTTGCCGTCCTCGAACTCGCGCCAGCCCGCGAACTCATGCTCGCACCTGGGCGTCTCATGGTAAAAAATTGGCTGTTCTTCGGCTTCCATGGTGGCTCCGGGGGGTTATGTGGACTCGCGCGAAGCGAGGTTTTCAAGGGCGGTAATCCGCGCCTCTATGGCGCGATGGATACGCGGCGCACGACGCGGCAGTTCAGCCAACCCTGTACCGAGTCCGTCAGCCGGAATTGCCACATTTCGGCCCGAGATGAGCGCATTCTCCATCGCATGGAAGGCGCAGATAATTGGATCGCGGACCTGGAAAAGCTCCGCGTCATCATCTGTGAAATAGTCGCGTTCTGCACGCCCAGGCCTCCACTTGGTAGGCACGCCAATGGCATTCGGCTCGCCGCGCATGGCCTTAGCTTGGCCGCCGAGGCCTGTTCTGGCGATGTTGTCGCCAAAAACAAACAGCGTTGTGGGATCGGCGCGCACCATCTCCCGCGTGACGTACTGCAATCTGATGACTTTACCAGCAGGCATCGCGGGCTCCGGTCAGTTGTGGGACTCAGGCAACCTGTAAAAAATCCTTACAGGTTCAGTTTTGATGTTAACGAAACGCGATTCCGTTAACATCAACGGACTTTGTTGTTAACGGACAAGCCTCAAGGGTCATCCGGGCAGTTGTTGAATTCTGGTCGGGCATTCACGCAGGACTCGCCCGTAGTTTCCTGTTTGTGTAGCGCCACTACACCACGCCTATAGCTACCCGTGGGCTTTCGCCCCTCCACGGCCGGGGAAGCCCCCTTATCGCACCAGTTCAACAAAAGTACAACAATTTTTATTGACCTTTTTGCCTCCATCTTTCAAAATCACGTCGAATTACAAGTGAGAGACTATGGAGCGCCCAAAAATTGGTTACGCGAGGATTTCAACGGGCGATCAACGGCTAGATTTGCAGGTTGATGCGCTGGTGAAATTCGGCGTCGAGCGGGACCGGATTTACACGGACCAGATGAGCGGGTCGAAGTTCGAGAGGCCTGGATTGCGCGGCGCGATGAAGGCGCTGCGGGCTGGGGATACGCTGGTTGTGTGGAAGCTGGACAGGCTTGGGCGCAGCGTCATTGACGTGCTGGAAATGGTCAAGCGCCTCCACGAGCGGGATATACAGCTTGTCAGCCTGACGGAAAGCTTGGACGGGCGCACAGCCATCGGCAAGCTGATGATCACGATCCTGGCGGGCTTCGCCCAGATGGAGAGAGATTTGATCATCGAGCGCACGAAGGCCGGGCAGGCAGCCAGCAGGGAGCGCGGTATCAAGCCGGGGCGCCGGGACAAGATGACGCCAGAGCTGGAGGCGAAGGCCATCGCGCTACTGAAGGAAATCCCGCCGCTGGAGATGAACGAAATCGCACGCCGGCTGAAGCCGTATATCAGCCGAACGAAGTTCTTTTATTGGAAAAAGGCGAGGGACGAGCGCCTTGCAGCCGAACAAGAGAGAAAGGGAATATTATGAGCGAAGCCGCCGCCAAGGCGATCTGGGATACATGGTGCGCCAGCCCCGCTGGGCAAGAGGCCGCAAAGGAATGCAACGTGCTGTCCTGGCCTGAGATGGTCCAGGCCGCAGAGAGCGGGAAATTTCCCCGACTTGCTGAGATGGTCGCGCTGGCCCGGCTTGAGGCGAACAATGCTATTTACGCCTACGAGACTGAGAGGAAGTCAATATGACGAGCGCCATACTAGATGCGGATATTGTCAAAATTATCCGCGCCGTTATCGAGGCACATCCTCGTCGGTGTCCGCAGTATATGGCCGAAGCGATAGCGCGGGCGTTGTGGGAGGCGTCCGCCAAATGAGCGAAAAAACTGAATACGGCTGGCTTATCGAGGCGCCGGGAACGCAATATCTGGAAGCTCACAAGATGGGCAATGGGTACTATTTCCGGTGGACCAGGGACCATGATAAGGCGATCCGCTTCCACTCCGAGGAGCAGGCCGACTTGACCATGATGGCGATCCGCACCCTCGCACCGAAGCTGTTTGACTTTGCCAATACGCTCGGCATGTCGCGGCCTGTCGAACATGGATGGGGTTAAACAAATGAGCGAAACACTGGAGTTTTTCGACTTCGCAAGCTTCGAGGACATTAAGGCCGCCGCGATTGCCTTTGCCCCCGTTGGATCAAGAGTGACATGCGTCCCGCCGCCTACCGATACGGACGAGGACTGGCTTCTCTTGCTGGGCAAGGAAAATGTTGCCTGGGCGCTCCTTGACCAAGGGTGGGAACATGACGGGTCACGGGTTGACGGGCTCAACGAGAATGGACCGGATGGGACATTCCATTCTTATTCGAACAATGGGGTGAACGTCATCGCCACCGCCAGCGAGGAATTTTACCGCCGGTTTATGGCCGCGTCATCCATAGCCAAACGACTTAACCTGCTGGCCAAGAGTGACCGCATCGCCCTGTTTCAGGCCGTCCTCTACGGTAACGAAGACAAGGCAAACTCTTTGCAAGGAGGTAAATGATATGAGCGTGCCCAGGGTAAACGGCGCTCCGATTACGATCAACTGGGTAGCGGATCACCCGCACCATGCTTACCGGATGCTCAAGGCATCTGGTCAGTACGTGAAAGAGTTGGAAGCCGATCTGGAAAAGCTGATCTGCCTGGACGTGACAACGCGGGAAGGGCAGGCTGCATTTGCCGAATGGCGCAACGAATATGAGAGGAAGTCCACACCATGAACGACAACCGCATCGAATTAAGCGACGCCCTGCGCGAGCGTATAGAGCGAAAAGCAGAAATCATTAAGGTAATCCGAGACGCAATAGCGGATCACCCGCGTAGGCACCCGCAGTATATGGCCGAGGCCATTTTCAAATCCCTGACAGACGAGGACATGATATGAGCATCCCCACAAGACCTACGCTCTCTCTGGAATACCATCTGGAAAACGTGATCTGGGATGATGCCGCCCCCGGCGAGCGAATGAACGTGTCGGAGGTGACGCGGCGCGTTGCAGAAGCCAGCCCTGAACAGGTAGCGCGAGCCCAGGCGGCTCTGGATAAACATATTGAAAGGATGTGCGAGAAATGAGGGATTTGCGTGAATTAGATAAATACAGAATTGATGATCTTCCAAATGAAGATAGAAAATATTGCGGTTTATTTTGCGTTCTATCAAAAAACAGCGGAAGAAATTTAAGGGTCATCGCTTCAACTGATATGGGATGGGATCACGTATCAGTCAGTCTGGTTTCACGCTGCCCTAATTGGCTGGAAATGGAGCAAATCAAGCACATGTTTTTTGAGGATGATGAAACGTGCTGGCAATATCATGTTCGATCATCGGATCACGTAAATATTCATCCGTACGTTTTGCACATTTGGCGCAAGCAAGATTTTGAAATGCCCATGCCTCCGGTGGAGATGGTCTAGCAGAAATTTAAGAACATCTTTCTAATTAGTATTGCATATTCATCTACGATGTGGTTTATTCACAATGTCGATGGAGGTGCGGAATGCCAGATCAAATACCTGAACTGACGCCTGTTTCCAGTACGCATTTGGATGCGGTTGGATATGATTCAGCCTCACTAAAGCTGTATGTGAGGTGGAAAGATGGGCGGGTATCTAGCTATGACAATGTTCCTGCATCAATCGCCAGTGACCTACAAAACGCGCCCAGCCCCGGCAAGGCTTTCAATTCCCTGATACGTGGCAAGTATTCACATCAATACGTGGAGACACAGAGTTTAAATGGCTAAAATGACGAAAAATACCGGACCCATGAAGGCTTGCATTTACACGCGAGTCAGTACGGCGGATCAATCCACCGATAATCAGCGTCGTGAATTGCTGGAGATGGCGGAAAAGCGTGGATGGGACGTGGTGAAGGAATACACGGATCACGGCATTTCTGGCGGCAAGGGGCGCGAGGCACGGCCAGGTCTGAATGCCATGCTCAAGGCGGCGGATTCTGGAGAATTCCAGATTGTCCTTATTTGGGCGACGGATCGACTTGGACGATCTCTAGTAAATTTGATCCACACTCTCCAGGATTTGGAAGCTGCTAAGGTAGGTCTTTATATCCATACCCAGAACTTGGACACTACTACGCCGGCAGGAAAGGCTATGTTTGGTATGCTTGGCGTATTCGCTGAATTCGAGCGCTCAATGATCCAGGGACGAATTAAATCTGGTTTGGCGAGGGTTAAGGAGGAAGGGCGACGTCCTGGACCCAAGGGCATTGAGCATAGCGATCCTGAGCGTTATCGCCGTGTTGTAGAATTGCTGGCCAACGGAACGCGCCCATGGGTTGTTCATAAGACTACTGGAACGGGACATTCTACTGTCCTGAGAATTCGGGATGAATTGAGAGCCGCAGCAGAATAATAATGGAGGAATGTCAATGAAGGACATATCTAAAATTCAAACTATTGAAGAATTTTGGAAGGCGTTCAAACATGAGGTTTTGGAAGGAGAGGAAAAACCTCATGTTGATTTAATTAGATCAATATTTTTCACGGCATGTAGTGGAATGTATGCCATGACAAAATTCAACGTTTTTGAATCTGGAAAATCCATGCCTGAGAAAATCGAATTTATGAAGTCAATTGAGAAGGAGATAAGAGAATTCAATATTGACTTAGATGAATATGAAACCGATCAGATAAAGCACTGAGGAAATCATGCAGATTTTGAAAATTGTGATCCAGGGAGTCGGTGAGACGATTATGCTCCGATTCAATTCCAAGGAATTGGCAGAAAAATATCGTGAAAAAATTCAAGATGCATGTAATCCAAAAGATGGAGTTTATCCTGGAAACGTATATGTCGAAGATGATTTTGGATTTTCTGTCTATGTCCCTCCCTATGGCGTTTTGCTGATGATGATGATTGATTTTGAGAAGGCCATGGAAGGAGATGCTGTCTGGCAGTACAACCAGAAGAAAATCCAGGAGCGCACAATCAATCGTCTGATGGCTGAATCTCCTATTATTCACAAGGCGTTCCAGTAGATTTTCCTTGATGGCTATGGAGATGCCTTGATAATGGCCGAAAATGGCCTCCAAATCTGGAAAATGGCTCAAGGCATTCTCGAAATTCATATCTAATCTACGGATTGACAGTAAGGAATCCGTAGCTGAGTCGCCCGAAGAGGGCACAAAGCTTGAATTATGGGAAAGCCAACAAAGAGCATTGGACTTCATCGGCAATGGGCTGGATGAAGATATCCATATTTTTCTGATACTTAAATCCAGACAGCTCGGAATTTCCACAATAACTCTGGCCATTTTGCTGTTCTGGCTGGCCATTCATCCCCGCATTTTTGGCGCCCTGGTCATAGATAACGACAAAAACAGCCAGGCTTTCCGGGATATTTTGACACGATATATGCGTAGCTTTCCAAAAGACTATTTTGGGAAAGCATTCACAATTACCAAAAATAACTCAGCGTTCCTGGAATTTTCCAACGGCTCACGCCTGGATTTCCTGGTTGCTGGCAAGTCAAAAACCACATGGGGTGAGTCCCGCGCCTATACCGTGGCGCTGCTATCCGAGGTTTCCAAATACGGACGTGTCGAGGGCATAAATTCCTTTTTGGAAACTATGTCTATGACTAATCCTGACCGCCTCCTCATCATGGAATCAACCGCACACGGCCAAAATCACTGGCGTAGCATGTGGGATGATGCCGGGACTGATATATACGTCCAGCGCCGTCTATTCGCTGGATGGTGGAGCAAGCCCCTAAACCGGATTGAGAAAAAAGACCCAAGATTTAAAGTTTTTGGGTCATCTGGTCCGTCAATGCGAGAATCTGAAAAAATCAAAGAGGTTAAGGAAGCCTATGGGTGGACTATCAGTCAAGAACAGCTTGCGTGGATTAGATGGAAAGAATCAAACAAGACCGTATCCAAGGAAATGCTGGACGAAAATCAGCCTTGGACAGAAGATGATGCATTTGTTTCCACGGGTATGTCATTTTTCCAAATCAGAAAAGTCACCGATGATTTGGAGCATGCTCGGAATATACCATCCCTTTGGTACAGATATTACCACGGCAATAGCTTCATGGCCTCAAAATGTGAACAAATCGTCACACCAGAGCGCTACAATGAAGTAGAACTCAGGGTATGGGAAGAGCCAGTTCAGGGCGCCAGGTATGCAATCGGTTTCGATCCGGCTTATGGAAGAAATGACAATGCGGATAATTCCGTCATATGCGTAGCTCGGTGTTTCGCGGATAAATGGGTACAGGTCGCGGAATACGCCAGCAATAATCACACGGCGGGGCAGGCTGCATGGGTCATGGCTCATCTCGCCGGCTGGTATTCAAACTGCATCGTTAATCTGGAAATCGGTGGGCCAGGCGATCAGGTGATGATGGAGTTGAATTCTGTCCGTCAGCAGCTCCGATCAGAAGAGTATCAGAAGGCGATGAATATGCCTCCTGGAGCCACGAATTTCTTGGAAACAATGCGGTGGTATCTCTATCACCGGCCTGATTCCATGGGTGCCGGGTTTGTCTATAACTGGCAGACCAGCGTTCGCACGAAATTCCGGCTATTGGGTGGGTTCCGAGATAGTCATGTAACCGATCAAATCGTGATCCATTCCGTATTCTGCCTCCGGGAAATGTATGAGGTTGTCCAAGAGGGAGCTGAAATCGGGGCGCCTGGAGGTCTGCACGATGACCGCGTTTTTGCGGCGGCATTGGCGGATGAGTGCTGGAAAAGCTGGATTCGCCCGTCAATGATTGCCCAAGGTCTTACATATGAACGGGCGATGAAAGCCACGGATCACGTACAGTCAAAAGTGTCCGATGTGCTGAATAATAGCGTCATGAGGGCATTGAACGCGCCAAAACCAGAGCCGCCGATCAACAAATTTTTGTCAGAGCGCGGATTGGCATAGAGAAAGGAAAAACCCATGCCACGTTGGCCATCTCAACAGACCGAAAATCAAGAGCAGGAAAAACCCCCCGCCCCTCCTGCATCTCCTGAACCTCCTAAGTCATCATATAATTACAAGGAATTGAATACAGATGACGCGGAAACCAGATCAGGTCCGTATAACGGAGAAACCGTCATTGTTTCCAATAGCCCAGATTATATTGGATGCGCGGCGAGATGGAGGGCAACAAGGCATTTAAAAGGATGGAGATGGGTAAAAACTGGCGCTTGGGTAACGCCACTTTATAATTTCTCTGTTCCGTTTGAACCTCTATACTGGCGCAGAGTTTCCAATTTGGAAGATTCGGAAAATTAACCATGAAATTCTGGATCAAAAATCGGTGTCAGAATTGCTCTCACACTTACCGCTTTCAGGCGACAAGTGATCTGGATGATGCATCTGATGTCCCGGATAAAGAATGCCCGCGGTGCAATGCGGTTCAGAAAACCCGTGGTTTAGACATATCAGCCGGAAAAGCACCATCCATAGGAGGATCAAACACCGTCAAGGCGATGGATATGGCCGCGAATCTCGTCATGGAAGATCATGGCATGACGGACCTTTCCTCCGATGGACGAGAAGGTGCGATCATGGCCCCTAAGCTGCCTCCCGCCCAGCAGCAAAGAGCAGATGCGATGTTCGGCAATCCCAAGATTGGAAACAACGCCATTAGTTCTAGGGTAAGAGGAATGGTTCAGGCCGCAGCGCAGGGCAAGCCGCTGGGGGCATTTGCAAGGCCGTCAGACCCAAGAGCGCCCAATCCTGTTGAAATGGTCCACAGAGCAAAACAAAAGCCGCCTGTAACGCTCCTAAACCCTCGTCGGCCAGATGGGACCGTAATCTCATGATTATCCCTGACAGAGACCTAGAAGAATGGCTGTATGAGATTATCAGGCAATGCACGCCTGACTCATTAGATAGGTTGCAGCGTGGGGCATTTTTCAGAAATTTGTATTTGTCTGGAGATGAAAATGGAGATGCTGCCATTTACAATAAGACGTTTGACAGCATTGAGGACTTGACAAGTTATATTTGCACAACAACCGATCTTCGATATCTTGTGTCCTATCCTGGCGGCGGTTCGGCATTACAGAGGGCACAAGCTGAAGCCATTGGCCATGAGCTTATGGATAATTCTAGGGCCACAGAGTTAGACACGCTCTTTGAAGAGGCAACGCGCTGGGCATTGGTAAAGGGTATTACCTTCATCAAAATGCTTTGGACGGTAAACGGTCTTGAGCCGCATCTGGTTATGCCGGAATTTATGGGCGTTCTCAGGGCTGATATAAATAGCCTGGATCAGCAAGAGGCATTTGTCCACTCCACATATCTGACACGGGATCAATTCAGGATTTTGATAAAAGATCATCCTGACTCAAAACGCATCTATAAGCGTGCAATCCAGTTTTCAGCGCAGACAAGATCAGCCGATGGGCCAGACCAGGCGGCAATGTTGAAACAGGTCATTGTAGGTGGATTTCAGCCATACCAGGGCGTGGGCGGCGTGGGCGCTGCAAACCCCCAGACAACAAACGGCATGGTACAATGGCTGGCCGGTCCCTACCCCTCATTTGATCCAAAAATCATCACGGAACTTGTCCGCGTGGATGAGCTTTGGATACGAGATGATTCCAGGATTGATGATGAGGGACGGCGTGAGTGGAGTACATTTCAGCTTGTCGGAAATATTGTCCTGTTCGGAAAAGAGCAGCGCATGAATATTTTCGCTGATGCGATTGATCCGGCGAACAAGCAACTATCTAGAAAACCATTTGAAGCAAACCCATTGGCATTTAAACAGCCATTTGTAGAATTTTGCCCAAATAGATTGCAGAATTATTTTTGGGGGAGGTCTGAAGTCGCAAATCTTGCGCTTTTGCAGAGGCAACTGAATAAGCGTGTGAATGGAATCAATGGCCTTCTACGCCTCCAGGAACAACCGCCTATTGCGTTCCTTGGCGGTTCAGGAATGGATCAGGACAAGAAATCAAAACTTACAAAGCCAGGAGGATGGATGCATGATCCCGATCCGACAGCAAAGCCTCCGATTGTCCTAGCCCCAACTCTTCCCCCCGATCTATGGACAAGTTTGCAACAGACAGAACGCCTGTTTGATGTGATGACAGGCATGACGCCAACATTGCAGGGATTGGCATCTCCGTCAGTCAGAAGCCATGGGCAAACGGGGCAACTGACATCCAATGCCACACCGAGATTTAAAACAAAATCCTTGAGAATTGAGCGTTCAATTCAGGCATGCGCTGGTCTATTGCTTGATCTTCTGAAAGCAAAATCCAGCACGCTTCTGACGGCATGGGTTATGCCTGAAAAGGAATTTTCTCAGGAACTCATGGCTAAATTGATTGATCCATCTGTTCAGCCTCCGGTTCCTGGCATGAAAGCATACCAATTCTATATGCATGAAATACCGTATAATATTCGCGTATCCGTGGATGCTCATAGCTCCTCGCCGGCATTTGGAGATGAGGCAGAACAAAAAGCAATCTTGCTCAAGAAAGCAAATGCCATGTC